GTTAAAGCCTTGGGAAGATATTACGTTTCCGCCGGAGACTACGGATCTACAGTCAGCTAGGGTTATTTTTAGACGAGTGTTTTTAACTGAAGCAGAATTACGAGCTAATATTGTTAATGCTGAGTGGGACGAAGATTGGGTTGAAAAAATAATTAAAACCGCTGGTCGATCTGTTGAATTTTTTGATTTTTCACAAAGTGTCACCAACATTTCTTTAAACGATACTACGACTAGACAAGACAACTTAATTGAAGTTGTGTATGCATATACTAGACAAATTACTGAGGATAATATTCCCGGCATTTATTGTACTGTATTTAGCCCTATTTATACTACAGATGATTCAGGTGAACATATCCATGCAAAGCATGAGCTATTAGATTACGCTCATTGTCGATATCCGTTTATTGAATTTCGTCGAGAACGACTAAAACGCAGAGTCATGGAATCTAGAGGCGTTCCTGAAATTTGCGAAACTTGGCAGAACGAAATAAAAACTCAACGAGATTCTATTTTTGATTCTACTAGTTTTGAAACTCTTCCGCCTATTATGGTAAACAAACGTATTGGGTTATCGAATAAGGTTGGCCCTGCCGTTCAGTTACCAGTAACAAAACCCGGCGATTATGAGTTTATGCGTCCGCCAGCTAGAACACCTAACACTGCTTTAAATTTAATAGACATAGTTGAAAAGCAAGCGGATAGTTATTTTGGTAGAGCTAATCCAAATGTTCCGCCCGTTCAAACGCAACTTAAACAACAACGCATGGTTAACAATTGGTTAACTACATGGACTGAAGCATATCAACAAATGTTTTCTTTATGCTTACAATATTTATCCCCTGAAGAAATTAACCGTATTACCGGATCTGGAGTAATTCCTGAGTCTGATATGATGCAGTTTGATTTTGTTCTTAAATTTGATGTTCGAGAAATGGACACCGAGTATGTGGATAAAAAGCTAGCAACAATTAGTCAATACGTAGTGCCTCAAGACGTTGGAGGCGTATTAGATCGAAATAAACTCATAGGTATGTTAACTAAAGCTATTAGCCCAGATATTGCTGATGAGTTGATTATTGACCAAACTACAGCTAGTCAAAAAATGTATAACGATGTTAAAGCTGAAATTGGAATGATGATGTTAGGTAATGAAGCAACTTATGTTGAAAACGATCCTTCTGCTAAATCTAAATTACAATATGCTCAAGACATATTAGGACGAAACCCTAAAGCACAGTCAGCATTACAAGGAGACGAAGTATTTCAACAATTATTTGAAAACTATTCTAAAAATTTACAAATGTCAATAATGCAACAAGAAAATGCTCAAATTGGACGTATAGGAGTTAGTCAATTAACTTAGTTAATATGGATAACCTTTCAATGTACCAATTTGAAACTAGTCCTTTGTGGGATGATGTTCTTGAACGGTTAACTAATTCAATTGAAGCAGAAATAAATGAAGCTTTATCACAGTCTGTTACGTCTGATATAAGGTCGCATCAATGTGGCCGAGCCGAGGCTTTATCAGATTTTAAAAACACTTTGCTTCATCTGCGGGATAAAGTGAAAAATACCCCTTGACATGGATGGCAGATGTATTAAATTCTGATTTCAGGTTTCTATGTATCCTTAAAAACATTGTTTGCCTTACTTGCAGGGCTTGAAACGCGCATGAGTGAAAACAAAGTAGAGGGAGAAGACAGCACTCCCCAATCGACAGAAGCTGTAAATAAAAACATCGGTCTCTTAGATGCTGATGGATTGGCGGACCAACTAGAAATGTTGTATGGCGAGTCAAACGAGTCTACTGCGGAAAATGTAGAAAATAATGAATCGCCCCCTGTTGAAGAGGTTACTGAGGAAGTAGCATCTGAAGGGGAAGCTGAAACTGATCTTTCTCAAGTTAAAGAACCTTCTACGGAAGTTGATTTGGCCGGAGAGGAAGTCGAAGAAGTTAGAGAAGAATTACCCCATAAAGGGCTTCTTAAACGAATCGACAAACTCACTGCTAAACGAAAAGATGCTGAAAGTAAAGTAGATACGCTAGAAGATGAGGTTAAAGTTCTTAGGGCGGAACTAGAAAACAAAGAAGAACTAAAAGAAGTTCCAGTTCCTAAGTCTAACAATCCGTATGCTCATTTAAAAAGTGTTTCTGCCGTCGAAAAAGAAATTGAACAGGCGGAAGAAATAATGGAATGGGCTGAAGATAACTCTGATGGAGTTGAAGTAACTAACTCTAAAGGAGAAGAAATCGAATATTCTAGAGAAGATGTGTCGCAAATTAAAAAGAACGCTAGGCGAGCTTTGCGAAAACATCTTCCCGAACAAGCAAACTACTTACGCGAAGAAATAGAAGTTAGTCAAAAAGTGGAACAGATTTTCCCTTATTGGAAAGATCGTTCGTCTAATGGATATCAAGAAGCTATGGAGATTATTAAAAATCGCCCAAGTTTAAAACAATATCCAACATGGAAAGCAGACGTAACTATGTTTCAATTAGGACTACAAGCGTATAAGGAGATGACAACGGATAAGCAACCAAAAGCTAAACCCGTTAAAGCTCCTAATCAGCCTTCTGCACCTACTGAAGCTCCAGTAGTGAGTAAACCCGCTCAAGCCAAATCAGCTTCCGCAAGAAAGAACTTTAACTCAGAACCGACAGCCGACGCTTTAGCGAATGTGTTAGAAACTGATTACTTATAAAAAGATAAAATATTATGGCAGTTCTTTTAGAAACTGGATATAACGGCACTCAATCGGGTGGCCGTGAGGATTTGTCCGACTTAATAAGCAATGTCGATGCGCGTTCTACTGTTTTTACTTCCCTCGCGAAGAAAGGCAAGAAACCCGGCAATGCTGTTATGGGATGGCAAATGGATAAACACGATGAGCCAGATGCAACGGCTTATGTAGATGGAAAAGACGTGTCTATGACACAAGCTCAAAATGCGTCTAACTCAGCGGTTAGTCCCGCTTTTTCAAACCCCGGTGCTTCTCGTAAGCTTCAACAGAATTACATTCAGCTATTTAGGCGTACATTCCGTATTTCTAATTTGGCAAATGAAATTCAGGTTGTTGCCGGTGTTAAATCTGAGTTGGCTAACGGTATCGCTAAGAAACTTGTATCGCTAAAACGCGATATGGAATTTGTGTTCTTAAGCGACCAAGACGCTGACTCTGACACAGGAACTGTTGGCTATAAAACTAAAGCAATGGGTAGTTTCTTACGTAGGGCAGACGCTAATCTTTCGGGAGACGCTTTTTCTGACCTTGGCTCAGACGATACTACATATAGCAGTAGTGACGCTGGCGGCAGAAACAATACAGATTTTCGTATAGACGAGTCTTTTTGTATGCCGAAAGGTAATGCATACGAAGGCGCAGTCGCGGATCTTACTGAAGCTGACGTGCAGAACGTATTGAAGTCTATCTACGATACAACCGGAAACATTCGGGACTACGATGCTGTTGTTGGAACTAGCTTAAAGAGAGCTTTTACTAACTTCACTCAAGGAGTTTCGACTATGAACGCTGCTGGAAATATCGCCGGAGGAAGTGCTTTATCTGGAGCTAACGCTATCGCTGGAGTAACTGCAAGCCCGATTAAGACATTCACCCAAGACGCATCTTCAAAATCGTTCATTAATGCGATTGATCTGTTCGAGGGTGATTTTGGCCGTTTGCGACTACACCCCTCCACCTTTATAAATGAGCAAACGTCTGCTACTGCTAACGCTGTTCGTGCTTTTAAAGGCTACGTGATTCCTTTTGAGCAAGTGGAAATTCGTTATGGTTCACTTCCTGAAATTAAGGAATTGACTGACAATGGCGGAGGTCCAGCTAGATTAATCCAAGCAATTGCCGCATTAGTTGTTAATAACCCTCAGAATTTTGGGTATTTCGACTGCACCGCATAATTAATTATGTACGCCCCAGAAGGATTAA